TGAGTGTGCAAGATTATTAGATTTAGATATAGCAGGTGTAGACTTGTTATTTGACAAAGGTAAGTATGTAATTTGTGAGGTAAATTCCGCACCAGGTTTTCAAGGTATGGAAAAATATACTAAGATAAATGTAGCCGAACAAATGGTTGATTTTATAGTAAAGAAAGTAGGTAGAGATGTATAATTATTCTAAAAAACACAATATACTATTTGTTCATATTCCTAAAAACGCAGGAACTTCTATTCTTGATTGTTTAGAAATAGAGGACGCACAACATTATCCATTGTCAGTATTACAAGGTTATATGGATAAAAAAACTTTTGACGACGCAATCAAGATTGCAGTCGTTAGAAATCCTTGGGAAAGAATGGTAAGTTATTATCGTTATAGACAATTAAAAAATCAAGACCCGAAAAATTTTCCATTTTCTTTTTGGTTGAGAAGTGGTTCTATTCAATACAATATGGGAAACTTTGATATGATGCCACAATGTAAGTGGTTAAACAAGATTGATTCTTTTGATATGCCTAAATGTGTTGATTATGTTTTTAATTACGATTTACTTGAATCCCAATGGAAAGAATTTTGTGAGATTGAAAAGATAAATGTTAAACCACTAAAAACATTAAACACAACAGGTTCATATGATTTAGAATCATATTACCAAATGATTGATGATGTAATATTAGTAGGACATTATTTTAGAACAGATGTTCAAAACTTTGATTTTGAGTTTGGTGTAAAGTCAGACTTTCCTTTATTAAAAGGACCAAAAGAAATAAGCAAAAAAATAAATAAACGATAATTATTATAAAGGCGGAAACTATGAAAAAACACTTTATTATATTTTTAACAATTTTTATGATATTCAACGGATTAGTTTGGGATAAACTATTCAAAGGGTATCGTGAATTTTGGATGCAAACTATTGATAGTCTTGAAGACGATAGAGTTAGATTACAATTAAGAATTGATGAATTAGAAAATGGTGTCAAGTTAGACGGACTTGATGTTGTGGTTACAATGTATCACCCGGTCAGACATCAGACCGACGGAACACCAGATATATTAGC